GCGCTTGCATTCCCTTTGACTCGGCCAACACTGACTATCAGCAGTACCTGATGTGGCTGGAAGAAGGTAACACTCCGCTTCCCGCTGAGGAACAACAATGAGTTCGGTAAAAGTACAAGGTAACGTTTCCGGCACTGGCATCTTCACGATTGCTGCGCCCAACAGCAACAGCGACCGGACGATGACGCTGGCCGATTCCAACGGCACGATCTACATTGCCCCGGGTGACGGTATCCAAGCGCTGGCTTCTGGCGTTCCGACCGCGCGCACGATCACTGCGGGTACGGGTATCTCGGTCGCTAACGGCGACGGTTCTGCGGGCAACCCGACGATCACCAACTCGGGCGTGACCAGCATCGTTGCAGGGTCCGGCATCTCGGTGTCTGGCGCTACGGGCGCTGTTACGGTGACTTCCACAGTAAGCGTGTCTACGACCTACGGTGATGTTGGAACCTACGTGATTGCAGCCATAGGGCTTGGCGCAAACACGACTATTGCTGGCGGCTCAACTGTTGCTGGGTCGTCACTTGTTTACGCAACGGATGTAGGTAACGGTTCAAACTATTTGCAAGGGTTTAGCAACCTGCTTGTCCGAGACTCGGCAGGCACCATGGATTATGGCTCGCCGGCTACCGGTTTTCCTAGCCTTAGCTTGTCGGGAACGTGGCGCGTAATGAGTCGTGCACGTGCCTCCTATAACGGTGGTACTCAGTATATCCCAGCGCTTTTCGTGAGGATTTCCTAAATGCAGTACGACCAAATAAAAGACCCGCAGTGGGCTGATGCCGCGCACACCGCCATCAACTGCTTGGTGGACTTCAGTGACCTCGTTGAAGATTTTGTCCCTTTCACGGCGTCCCCCGCCGACACGACCTCCTACGGCCCTCAGATTTTTGCTGAGTGCGTCGCTGGAAACTACGGTACGGTTGCAGAATACGTCGCCCCTAAACCCTACGTTCCTGACGCAGCGGTCAACAAGGCCATGGCGCAACAGCGCCTCAAGACCACCGACTGGGTGAACGAGCCTGATGTGTACGACACCAGCCGCAATCCGCACCTGCTCAACCGTGATGAGTTCCTCGACTACCGTTCGTGGTGCCGCAACATCGCCGTGAACCCTGTGGCGGGGAATCTTGACTGGCCTACTGAACCTACGGCCTCTTGGAGCCAAGCATGAGCCAAGTAAAAGCCAACTCCTACTACGACACCTCTGGCGGCTCTAACGCTGTTCTGTATGGTGTTGCGGCTCCTGCTAACAGCATGGGCTTTCGCAACCGCATCATCAACGGCGATATGCGGATTGACCAGCGTAATGCGGGGGCAGCGGTCACGACTGATGGCGCTTACCCAGTAGATCGTTTTTCTATGGGAAAGTCTAACGACGGCGCTTTTTCAGCGCAACGTTCTACGACGGCCCCTGCTGGATTTAATAACTCACTACAGTTCACGACTACTACGGCGGACAGTTCGTTAGCCGCATCGCAGTTTCAATTTGTTGTCCAGCGTATTGAAGGCTTCAATGCGGGTGATCTTGGATGGGGCGCTGCGGGGGCGAAAGCAGTGACGCTTTCATTCTGGGTTCGATCGTCTCTGACCGGGACTTTTGGCGGAGCTTTGCAAAACAGTGGGGCAAGTCGTTCGTACCCCTTTACCTACACCATCAGCGCTGCTGACACTTGGGAATTGGAAACCATAACTATCCCTGGCGATACATCGGGCACTTGGCTTACCAACAGTGGAGTTGGCATCTCTCTAGTATTTGGCTTGGGTGTGGGCTCTACATATAGCGGAACGGCTGGCGCGTGGGCTTCCGCCGATCTGCAATCTGCGACTGGCGCTGTCTCAGTCATTGGCACCGTAAACGCAACTTGGTATATCACCGGCGTCCAGCTTGAAGCTGGCTCTGTCGCCTCTCCGTTTGAGCGTGTGGATTACGGTCGGCAGTTGATCCAGTGTCAGCGGTATTTTGAGAAGTCGTTCCCAGTAGAAACAGCGGTAGCCAATGGCGTCTACTCGATGGGATATCTCGGCTATGTTTGCTTTGCAGATCAGTGGGTGTTTGCAGCGCCTACCATATTGTTCAAGACAACAAAACGCGTTACGCCGACTATTGCCTTCTACGGCACCAGCACCAACACATGGCAAATCAACGACAACAGCAATAACTGGATTAATTATTCCTCTGTAAGCACTAGCTTTCAGGCTTCAATTGGAATTTACACGACTGGATTTAGTGCTGGTGTGCATAACGGTGGCAACAGCGGGTACGCCATCGGAACCGCACGTATGATTCGTGGCGACTGGACTGCTTCGTCGGAGCTTTGACATGTATAAATACAGCGGTTACAACGGACAGGTGTTTGAGGGCGTGATTATTCGCGTTGCGGACAACGCTTTCATCCCCTTCGACCCGGACAATACGGACTACCAGCAGTACCTTGCATGGCTGGCTGAGGGTAACAAGCCTCTTCCGGCTGATCAACCCGAATAACTTATAGGAATAGCATGGCATTGAAAATTGCAGTCTACGCAATCAGTAAGAATGAGGAGCAGTTTGTACAGAGATTCTGTGATTCCGCAGCAGATGCGGACCTGATCCTCATTGCAGACACCGGCTCTACCGACGATACCGTCAAACTCGCCTTGGAATGTGGAGCCAAAGTCCACGACATCTTTGTCAAGCCTTGGCGCTTTGATCGGGCCCGGGATGCTGCCTTAGCCCTTATTCCTGGTGACTTTGATGTCTGCATCTCCCTAGACCTAGACGAGGTGCTAGAGCCGGGTTGGCGGGAAGAGATTGAGCGGGTTTGGACGGCTGAAACCACCAGACTGCGGTACAAATTTGATTGGGGCTGTGGAATCTCGTTCTTTTACGAAAAGATCCATCACAGGCACGGTTACCACTGGCATCACCCGGTTCATGAGTACCCCCGCCCTGATGGCCGGATTACCGAGGTCTATGCCCATACGGATATGCTGCTGGTCAGCCACCATCCTGATCCAACCAAATCCCGTGGTCAGTACATGCCCCTGCTGGAATTGGCGATCAAGGAAGATCCGTTTTGCCCGCGCAATGCTTTTTACCATGCTAGGGAGCTGACCTTTTATGATCGGTGGGAAGAGGCGATAACATCCCTCAACCGCTATCTGGCCATGCCAGAGGCCACCTGGGCGAATGAACGGTGTTATGCCATGCGACTACTGGGTAAGGCCCATGAGGAGCTTAGAAGGCCGTATGACGCGCTTAAATGGTATCGTTTGGCAGTAGCTGAAGCTCCGGGTACTCGGGAGCCTTGGGTAGACCTCTCAATGGCCTGTTATCGACTACATTTGTGGGCAGAAAGTTACTCAGCGGCCAAATCTGCGCTACAGATCACTGATAAAGCTTTGGTATACACCATGGACCCGTCTGTATGGACAGAAAAGCCGTGGGATTTGGGCAGTATTGCTGCTTGGCATTTGGGGCTGAAAGATGAAGCTATCCAGCTTTGTCAGGAAGCATTAAAATTTTCCCCAACTGACTCTCGTCTATTAAACAATTTAGTTCAAATGACGGAGCAACCAACGGTGGACTGATATGTCTGATTACCAAAGAATTCGCACCCCCTTTGTGGGCATGTCCTTTACCCCGGATGTGCCCAGCAATGCTTTGGGTCCGAATGAATATAACAGCGGATATAACGTCGAAACCGATGTCCGTGGAATCAAGAAGATCTTTGGCGAGCAGGAGATTCTGACAGCAGTTCCCAATACTGCTATCTTTATGGAAGGTGGTTTCCGTAATGAAACCACTTGGAACTACATCGTTGCTACCCGGGATAGCTCCAGCCAAGGGCGCTGGTATCTGGTCGGTTCAGCAGGTGTAACCAACATTACCCCCGGAGTGGGTGCCAATCCGTCCGTGTATCTGACTGGATACACTGCTGACCTAAATATCACCACCTCATGGGTTGGTGGCGTGTTCTTTGTGAATGACACGCTGAATAACCCGATGTATCTGCTGCCTACAGGCACGGAACTGGTCATTACTGCGGATGCGCAGTGGAACTACGATATTGGGGTTACCAAGACTGTTGCCGGGTTTGTCCGCAATTATTGCTCCCCTAATGTGGGAAATATTTTGATTGCTGGCAACCTGACCAAGACCGCGAGTGGTATTGATACAAATTACCCGACGACTGTTCGTTGGTCCCAATCCTTTACCAGCTCAGGTGTGCCTACGACTTGGGAGCCCACGCTGTCTAACGTGGCCAACGAGCAAGAAGTTCCTGTCCGTGGTCCGTTGGTAGACGGCTTCTTCTTGGGTGCCAACTTTTATGTCTGCTCCTACTGGGATACGGTTGTTTTTAGCCCGATTTCGTACCAGAGCAGTGCTGTTCCTGTGTTTGGTGTACGCCTTCTTAATCAGGGCCGTGGTCTGCTGAATAACAATTGCTGGACCAATACCGATGCCATGGTCTATGGCCTAGATGCCCGAGACATTTGGGTGTTTGACGGTTCCAACTTCACCTCGCTTGGCAATCAAAGGGTCAAGGACTATTTCTTTACTAACTTAAACCCTACCTATTACTCCCGGGTGTTCATGGTAAACAATACCCAGAAGTATCAGATTGAGATTTACTACCCGGACCTGAACAGTACCGGCTGGTGCAACAAGATGCTGTCGTACCGTTACGACCTGGGGATCTGGAATGCGCCTAAAGACATTGAAGATGCCTGTATGGGCACTGAAGGTCCTCGTGTCAGCGGCGGTAGTTTTAATTTTGCGTCTCGGACCGTTGTATATGCGCGTGGTGATTTGGCTGCGCAGAAACTGATTCAGACCAACACCGGCAACTCGTTCATCAATTCAGCGCCAATTCCAGCTCTTTTTGAACGGACCAACCTGACTATGGCCACTGCTAACGGTCCCATTCCGTTTAGCTCTAGCGTGTATGCGCATAGACTGCTGCCTGAGATTGCTGGTTCTGGAACGATTAATATTACGGTTGGCGGGGCTTATTCCACGGCGCAGACGCCCATTTATGGCCAGACCGGTGTAACGGATGTTGTAACGAATACGCCATGGGTCACCACCCAGCAAAACAACTTCCGCACGGTCGCTGTCAAGGTTGGATCGACAGACGCCACGGACACTTGGAACCTGACTGCTTTGAACTGGCAGGCCAGCATCGTTGAGGATGCCTTCTAATGCCGTTTGCTATTGATGCCCAAGCAACTGGCAGTGAGCTGTCAGAAGCCATTAATTATTTGCTGGCCAACCTTTCTGAAGGCTTGTCCGTCAATGATCAAACGGGGCAAATTACTGCTCCTAATGGCAATGTGGTGGCATATGTTTACAAGTATCTGGCCGTCAGGTATGCAGACAGCTTTGATGGGTCGCTGAACTTTAGCAACACCCCGACAAACCGCGAATACTACGGACTGCGCAACACCGACAGTGCTGTTGAATCCACAAACCCAGCTGACTATGTTTGGTACAAGGTCAGCGGTGGATTTAGCACCACGAAATTCTTGTTCTACTTGACTACTGGTGGTCGTGGCATTGAGTTCTATGTCGGAACTGCCGCTCCTAGTCAGTTCTATGTGCAGGACAACGGCTCCAGCATTGATCTGGATTTTGTGACGGGGGCTACCACGTCTCCGTCAAACTTTGCTGTTTTGCGTATTGCCAACGACCTAACTCCGCCTACTGATGCTGAGGTGCTGTCCTCGATTGGTCGTCTGCCAATCAATGGTGACCTGTGTATCGTTAACTACAACACTGGCGCAGCTTCAATTCAGTATCGGTACTCCAGTGGCTGGACGATTTTTCAGAAAATCCTGACTGGCGATCTGGTTGTTGCTAACAGCATTACTGGTACTAACATTGCAGCCAATACGATTACGGCCAGTAACATTCAAGCCAGCACAATTACTACCGATCGAATCCAGGTTGGAGCGGTAACGGTTTCTGACGCTGGCTCCAGCGGTCAGGTCTTTACACCGTTGCCAAGCGCATTTTCTGACATTATTAATGCGCAGTCTGGTGCGGATGTCCCCTTTACCGCCTCCGGTCCAACGGTTCCTGTGTATGTGGCAGCAACCTTTAATTTTGGCGTCAGCGCCTCTGTTGCCACATGGCCCAGCATTACATTTACATCCAAAGCAGTAATTAATAGCATTGCCTTTGTTAGTTATTCTCCAACAGAGCCAATGGTGCGCACTTTCAGTGTGCCAGCCATTATTAACGGTACCGCTCGCTCGGCTACTGTGTCTATTACTATTACGAACCGCATTACTGGTCTGGCAGCAGGTGCATACAATTTCAAAATGTTTTATAGCATTTCTGTTCCCACTACTTTTGGAACCGGTACTTATTATGTAGCTAGTAATATTGCTGTTTGGGAAAACAAGGTATGACCATTTGGTATGTTTACTATTCTCAAGACAGCGGTGCAATTACTAGAATTGCTTCGTTGCCACAAATTATGTTGCCGGAAGAGGCAGCAATTGAATGTCAAGACATTAATCCGGCAGATGTGTTGCTGACTCAGTGTGTGGAAAATGGAGTTTTGGTGGCGAAACCACAAGAGCCGCCTAACTACGATGATGCTGTCAATGTGGCCATACCGCAGCGCAATCAACTGCTCTATGCCTCGGATTGGACGCAAATTCCTAATAACCCGCTAACTGCCGAACAACAGCAGGCTTGGGCGGTATATCGTCAAGAACTGCGGGACATTACAATTCAAGCAGGCTATCCCTTTAACATTATTTGGCCGGTGCAACCGGAGTAAAAATGGGCGCTTTTCAATCTGGCGGTACCGATAACCTCATGACCAAAGCGGTGCAGGGGAGGTTGCAGCCTATGCCTACTTCGGTTGCGGTACAGCCCACAGCCAATCCAGCGCCGATGACGGCACCTGCTTTTTCTAGCCCCACACCGGGCGGCAAAGGCGGTTCCATCACCACGCCGGTTACCTCGGGACAGCCCCAGATGGGTGTACCAAATCAGTATGCAAATACCCTGCAATCGGGTGACAATACGACTACTCAACAATCCCCCATGCCTCAAGGCAAAGGTGGGGCAGTAAGCGGAGCTACTCCGCGAGGAAAGGGGATTTAAATGGGCGCTAGTGTTGGAAAAGGTAGTTCAAGCGGTTCGCAACAAGTCCAGATGACGCCTGAGCAGCAAAGACTGCTCACGGCTCAAACTGACTTTTTGACTGGTACGGCATTTCCTACCTACACAAACACCATTGGTCTAGCAGGCCAAGCGTATGGCCAAGCAGCTCCTGCTGCTACGCAAGCTGCTGAACGCGCCATGGGCACTGCTGGACGTGCAGGGGCTTTGCAAGAGCTTGGTGGCGCTAGTTCGTATGTGCAAGGCATTCAAGGTCTTAATAACCTGTTTAGCCCTCAGTACGAAAAGCAGCAAATTTCTGCTGCCTTGCAACCGGCTCAAGAAGCTGTTCGTGAGGAAATGGCAGCTCAAAATGCCATGTATGGCGGCGCTGGTGCTGCCGGTTCTTCTAGGCAAGCCCTAGCCTCCCGAAACCTTGCTAGCCTTGCTGAAGCCCGTTTGGGTAATGTGGCGGCTCAAACTGCTGCCAACATTGCGGGTCAGCGTCAGGCCGCTGCTACGACTCTATTGGGTTCTGGTCAGCAAGCTCTGCAAGGCGCACAGCAATCTGCGGCAAGCCAAATCGGCTTTGCCCAAACTCCGCAAGATCTGGTCAGCAAATACGCTGCAGTTGTCTACGGCACTCCGCAGGGCAGCACTACTGCTGACTTCAAGGGTACTCAAGGTTCTACTGGCACCAGCTCCAGCAAGGGCGGCGGCTTCAAGGTTTAAGGAACACATATGGCTGACGGTCCATTCGCTAATGCTGGCCTGGGGATGTTTGGGGGCGATAAAGCCTATGTGCCAGATGTTAGTAAATTACCCGAAAACGGCAAGCTCAAGGCCCTCCTTGGCTTGGCATTGTTTCCGGGCGGAGAAGCCGATTATTCTTTGACGGCTCAGCCACAAGGATCGGTTCCTCCGGCAATGGGTCAAGGTCTTGGCACCTCAGCTGTGCCGGGTGGTATTGGTTTGAATCCTCAGCAACGCAGCGGCATGGGCATGACCTTTGGCACTAGCATGCAAGCTCCCGCCACCATGCCCGGTACTGCTCCAGCTGCTCCGGCTGCGCCTGCTCCTAGCGCTGGGCAAGGCTTGGATTTGCTGAAAAGTCTCAGTTCGTTTTGGGGAGTTTAAGAATGCCTGCAATTGCACCTCCTATTGACCAACAAGCAGCTACTCCGGTAGCGCCTGTTGCGCCTGCTGGTGCGGCTCCGGCTGCTCCTGCCACTCCTTCCAACTCAACTCCTGATCTGCATACCCTGTATGAAGATGCGGCCAATAGCGGCGATCCTGCTGCTATGTATTCTCTGACTGCTAGGGCTAAGGGCACTCCTTACGAGGGGGCTATCCGTAGGTCTGCGGAAACCATGAATCGGTATGTGTCTGACTTTGAGAAAGACATTAAGCCTCTGGTGGCAGCTGGTGGTCCTGGCACTCCGCAAGGCAACATTGCCGTTTCTAAAGTCTACGAGACGGTTGCTGACAAGCCGGACAAGACTCGCGCTTTGGTGGAATTGCTGATCGGCAATGACAAGTGGCGCAACTTTTTGACTGGTGGCACTCCTACCACCACGCTGGGTTATGACACCAACGGTCGGCAGTTGGAGCGCACTGTTAACGAGCTAGGCCAAACAATCTCTGTTCGTGATGCGGGCACTCGTCAGTTGCTGACTCCTGAAGAGGTGGATCAGCGTGGTGGTTTCTTGCCTTCTCTGGAAAATGCCATTGGCTTCCAGCAGAAAAAAGAAATGTCTCGCATGAATACGGTGGCCAATGAAGTGTCCACCAAAATGGCTAGCGTTTCGGAGTCTGTGGCTCCTGTGCAGAGAGAAGCTGCGCAAGAGGGTGGTCGACTGTTCCAAGAGCTGTATAACTTTGGCCTCACGGACGATCAGCGTAAAAAGATTGGTTTGTTTAGCAACCAGCAAACCACTCGTTCCATGAATCGTTCTGCTGCTTTGAATGGCTTGTCTCAAGCAATTAGCAGCACGGATAACAAAGTTGGTGCTGAATACACCGAGGCTCTAAGGCCTGCTCTGGCTGCTCTTGGCTTCAAGATTGGCGCTGATCGTTCCATTCAAAACTCTAGCGGCCAAAGTCTTGGCAAAAGCGAGCTGGAACAGCTGCAAAAGTCTTTGTCGGAAGGCACGCAGTTTGAGCAGCAATTTAGCCAAACCAAGGCAGACTTTTTGGCCAACCAAGTCTTTAAGGACTTGACCCCTGACCAACGAGCAAAGCTGGGTCGTGCTTTGGATCTGCAATTTTCCCTGTCCAAAAATGACAGCGATTTGGCTGGTAAAAATCAGCGACTACCTTTCCTGCTGAACCCTGCTGCTTATCAGGTGGGGGATGAATTCCACCGTGCTGAAGCCTCCATGCTGGTTCATGAGTTCAATGCTGATGCGGCCCAGCTGTATGCCGGGTGGCGTCGGGAGCAAATGAAGAACTACACGGCAAAGAATCAACTGCCCCAGCCTATGGAACTGGAAGCAGCCTTTGCGCGCTCTGAGGAATACAAGCAGTTGCGCTCTGCATTTAAGGCCCGCAATGAAGCCATTTTCAATCGTCCGCCTCCGACTAGCTCGCAAAAGACTGCACCTACAGCTGAAGCGGTTGCTGAAGCGCCTCTGGGCACTTTGGCAACAGAAAGTCCTCGGGCACTGGGAATTACGGTCCCGGATGTAACGGCTACTCCAGCGTTGGTTGAGCGCAAATTTAGCAACCCCAAAGTCAAAGCCACTCCGTCTGCTCCGGCTGCTAACGCTGGTTCTACGGGAGTTCTACCGACCGAAAGCGAAGCTGCTTCTGCCTTCTCTCGCATCATGAAGCGGCCTGCGCTGACTGATCTTCTCAAGAAAAACGGGGGCCGCTAATCATGGCTTTTAATGCTGAACAGTTCCGCAAAGATGCTACCGATGCGGGCTATTCCCCGGAAGAAATTGATGCCGCTATTGCCAAGCAATCTGGCAACCAGCCCAGCCCCACCAATATGGGACCGGCTGCAAACCAAGGCATGATGGCTGAGGTAATGAGCCGTTTGCCGGAAGGCGCTCAAACCTTCCAAGAAGATGCTAAGAATGTGATGGGAATCGGGTTGGCTGCGGCTGGCCTAGGTGGTGCTTATACCCTATACAAAGCCTATCAAGCGCATCAGGATCGTGCGCTAGATCGGGAAGTCAAGCAGCTTCAGGTGATGGAGGCCAAGCAGCGTCTTGGTCTGATTCCGCCTCCTGCCGCTCCTGCTGCGGCTGTGCCTCCTGCTGCAGCGGATTTCTCGCTGACTGGCGGACAGGCTACTCCGGCACAATTGGCTGCGTTTGATCAGCAATTTAGAGCGGGGACGGGCCAAGCCCCTGTTACTCCTCCTGTTGAACCCACTCGCATGGAGCGTGCGGCTGCTCGTATTCAAGAAGGTCAGGCAAGAGGCTTGGGTGCGCAACCCGCTGGTGCTGCAGAAACAACTGAGCAGTTTTTAGAGCGCATGGATCGGACATACGGTCCCATTCCTTCTGGGGCCGCTGCTCCTGTAGTGCCGCCTGCTGCTGTGGAGGCACCTAAAACTGCTGCAGCAATTGATACCAATCAGCCCGGTAGTGCTGTTGCTGACGCTGTTGTCCGGGATGAGCTTGCAAAGCCTATAGCACCTAGTGCTACCCCTGTTGAACCCAAAACCCTCCGTACCGGCACTGGTCGGGAAGTGATTGCCGGTGAAGGACCGGTAGGCAAGAACTTCAAGCGGTCCTATCCCACGGCTCAAGCTGTTCCGCAGGGTTATGCTTTCCTGCCTCAAGGCCAATACATTGATGTGTTGCGCAATGACTTGGGTCAGCAGCTGTACACCTCGGAGATGGCTAAGCGTCCGTTCCCGGGTGCATATCCGGAAGCGGTGGAACTGGGCAAGACCATCAATCGTGAAGCCGGCCGTCCTACTCGTGCTCAGCTACAGGAAGCAGGCAAGCCCATGCCTGATACTACTGCCGGTATTGCCAAGAAGGTTGGTCCCGGCAAGATTGTGCAAGTCGGTGGCGTTGCTGGTGCTTTGGTTTCGTTGGCTGATTTGGCCAATGCTCGGACTACAGAAGAGCGGATGAATGCAAGCTTGGGCTTGCTGGGCGCTGTGATGCCTCCAGGCGCTGATGTGTTGCCTCTTCAGCCCGGAACCCTGACTCCTGAAATAATCGCCAAGCAAAATGCCGCAAGTTTGCTGGGCAGTCCGTATGCGCAAACTGAATTTGCCAAACGGGAACGGCTTGGCAAAAAAGCCGGAGCTGGTCGTGGGTTTGTGAATCCGAGGTAATCATGACGCCTGAAGACCGCGCCCAACTGATTGCAGACCTTAAAGCTGCCTTACAAACTACTCCGTCTCAGCTGACGGAGGAAGAGCAAGCATGGGTGCGTCTTGCTATTCAAAAAGAAGCACAGTCAATTGCCTTGCGTAAAGCGATTATTGAAAAAACACTGACGGGTTTGGTTTGGTCGGCAATAGTCGGTTGTGGTTATGTATTCCTAGACTTTTTTAGAAACCATGGCCTACGGATTTAATTCAATTTAAGGAGCATAGACATGGCTTGGGCGGATGTACTCAAAGCAATCATTCCCATCGTCGTAATGTGCCTAGCTTGGTTGCTAGGGCAGGTTAATTCGTTTTCAGAACGTCTGACAAAAATTGAAGGGCAGATGCCAGCCTTGATTACCAAAGAGGGCATTCCGACAGACAGTCCCATCAGCGCTGAACGTCGGGCCATACAAAAGGAGCAGTTGATGACTT